GTCTCCCAGAATCGAGCAGTTGGCGAGTTGAACCATCCAGAAGGTCCAACAGTCAACCTCGACAAAGTTTCGCACCTCATCACTGATCTCCGTTGGGAAGGAAATGATGTGGTCGGAAAGGCATCAATATTAGATACTCCTATGGGACAGATTGTAAAAGGTCTCCTCGAAGGTGGTGTCAACCTTGGTGTCTCAACTCGTGGAATGGGTAGTCTTGAGTCCCGTGGCGGTGCAATGTACGTCAAGGACGATTTCACTCTTAGTACGGTTGATATCGTACAAGATCCATCAGCACCGAATGCTTTCGTTAATGGAATTATGGAAGGTGTAGAGTGGGTCTGGAGTAATGGAATCTTAACGGCTCAAGAGATATGTGAAGAAACAGAAGAGACTGAATTCATTCATGCTCCCCGTGTCCAAGTTGGCAACTATGCCACTCAGACACGAGAGTTCAAGAATTTCCTCTCATCACTTAAGAAAAACTTATGATCAAGGAGACAACTATGTCAGATTATCAAGACGAAGTTATCCTCGATGAGCAGGAAGTAGGTGTATCAGAAGATAAAACTCCTGATATGTCTTACGACGAAAAGGGTGAACCCGGAAATGCCGTTAAGTCTGTAGAGAAATCTGCGGCTCAAGGCAAGAAGGCCCCTGCTCTAAAGGGAAGCAAAGAAAACGGAGAGAAGATGGCTAAGAGCAAGACTGGTATAGTCAGCGACATGTACCACCATCTCAATGATATGAGCAAAGAGCAACTCGAAGCCGCGTATCAGAAGTTGATGGGTGAGGAAGTAGAAGAAGCAGCAGCAGAACGCATCGTCCCTGACGTTGCTACTGAGGCAGACTTCTCCGAAGACCTCGACGCTCTAGTAGCTGAAGAAGCAACTCTCTCGGATGAGTTCAAGGCCAAGACTGCTGTGATTTTCGAATCAGCACTCAAGACCAAGCTCGCAGAAGAAGTAGAACGTATCGAAACTGCTTACGACGAGAAACTCAGTGCTGAACTTATCGGTCAGCGAGAAGAGTTCGTCGAGAAAGTAGATTCCTATCTTAACTACGTGGTTGAGCAGTGGATGGAAGAGAACAAACTTTCCATTCATCAAGGCCTCCGTACTGAGATCGCAGAGAAGTTCATGGGCAGTCTTAAGGACTTGTTCGTGGAGTCTTACATCGACGTACCTGAGGGTAAGGTTGACCTCGTGGACGACTTAGCAGATCAGGTTGAAGAGTTAGAAGAGCAACTGTTCAAGACTACTGCAAATGCTATTAATCTGGGTGAGCAAGTAGAAGAGTTGAAGCGACAAGCAATTATCGCCGAAGCGACTACTGACCTCGCACAGACCCAAACAGAGAAGTTGGAATCTCTGGTATCTACTCTTGACTTCGAAGACGAACAGTCATTCGCTGCCAAGGTTGCTACTGTTAAAGAGTCCTACTTCACTAAAGTATCAACCGAAGGCGTTATTGAGGAGTCCGCTGACGACCAATCCGCATATGACACTGAAGTTGACGTAGCTCCATCTATGGAGCGATATCTGTCTGCAATTCGCAAGACATCACAACAATAACATCCACTAGGAGATTATCGAAATGGATACTGTAAATTTTGAATCACTGGTCGAAAAGTGGGCTCCCGTACTGAACGAAGAAACAGCGGGACCCATTCAAGACCGATATCGCAAGCAGGTAACTGCCGCGATTCTCGAAAACCAAGAACGTGCTATGCAACAGGAAGCATCTCAGATGAACTTCCTCGCAGAGACGCCTGCCAACAACACTGGTTCTACTGCCAACTGGGATCCCGTACTGATCTCACTGGTACGTCGTGCTATGCCTAACTTGATGGCATACGACGTATGTGGTGTTCAACCTATGTCTGGTCCTACTGGCCTGATCTTCGCCATGAAGTCTCGTTACAAGGGTCGTAACGACGGCACTGATAACTTCAACGCTGTTGCTGGTCAGAACCCTGACGACGAAGCATTGCACCTCGAGGCAAACACTGCCTACTCTGGTGACTCTGCCACAGGTGCTGATGCTGGTACTGCTGGCCCATCTGGTCTGGCTGGTGTAGCTGATGCTGGCGCTGCTGGTCTAGACGACGATCGTCTGACTGACATCTATGGCCAAGGCATGACCACTGCGGAAGCAGAAGCACTGGGTCGTCCTGATGGCGTAAACTTCGCAGAGATGGGATTCACCATCGAGAAAGCAACCGTGACTGCAAAGTCTCGTGCGTTGAAAGCGGAGTACACGGTTGAACTGGCACAAGACTTGAAGGCAATCCACGGTCTTGACGCTG